ATTACTACTATATTATCCGTACGAATGAACGAATCTAGTGCACTCGTAGGCTCCATTGGATCTTTAGATCTTGTGGCACAATTATTAGGGTTTACCAAATCTTCTGATTTGGTAACAATAGTAAAGCTTTTACCTGTAGTTGTCAGGAAACTCCACTATACATCCACTCAAATTCATGCTCTCATTCACAATAAATTTCATGTTATAAGCACGGTTGAAGATGTTTATTTTAAGAAGTTGGTTGATGATTTAGAAGAAGGTATGTCTGTTAATGGTGACACGATCACTTCCGATGGGGTGGCTCTCAAAGGAAGGGGTATTGTGTGTTCTGTTGTTAGTGAAATACGCGCCCGTATTGGCGTGTGTAAGAAAACGGAGGCTAACAGACTTATGTTGGTTAAAATGGCTAGTGACGTTATGGTTAATAGGGGTATGCGTCCAACACATATCCAAAAATATATTCCACTTATAGTCATTTTATGTATGATGCCTACTACTGATGATATTTTTGCAAGGAAATTTGGCAATTCATCTGTGTATTTAAACCGCGTTGATGATTATCAACGTGGATGGCATCAGAGTTGGTGGGCCCGGTTGCGGGGTCTACCAGCTCCTGAGGACTGTTAGGACAGCCTGGTGTGTAACCATGCAATCGATACAACTGTGGATTATCAGGTTACTGATATTCCAAAGTTTGACGACGATTGCAGCTTGTTGGTTACTAAAACACTAGGCTTGCCGAAGGTGAAGAAATTTTACACGATTCCTCATCTTTCCAATAGTGTACTTTTTACTGCCCACAATAATTCCCTAGTCAATGTGTTGCGGGGTATTGTCGAGCGGGTGTTTTTCGTTAAGGGTTGTGATGGCAGCCTTCAACGACCACCAAAACCAGTAAATCGTATTTACTCCACCCGGTTGGGTGAATTTCGTGGCAGATTGCTCGTGAGGACTAATCCGACCACCCAAATAACAACTCAGAAATTTCTGGATTATTATAAGGGTCGCAAAAGGTCTGTGTACGAGAAGGCTGCAGCGAGTTTGTTCAACTTTCCCGTCGTGCGACGGGATTCAATTGCCCGCACCTTTGTTAAATTTGAAAAGATACGGGTTTCTAAGGGTGATGTTGCACCAAGAGTCATTCAGCCACGTGACCCAAGGTACAATTTATCCATCGGAGTTTTTCTCAAACCTCTCGAACATAACATTTATGCTGGGATTGCAGAGGTTTTTGGTTCAATTACGGTATTCAAGGGGTTGAATGCCTACCAGCAAGGTCAGGAGATGGAAAAGAAATGGCGCCGATTTGGTTCACCTGTTGCAATCGGTCTCGATGCTTCTAGATTTGACCAACATGTATCTGTTCAGGCTCTTGAATGGGAACATTCCATTTATAATGCTATGTTCCATAGTCCAGAGCTTGCAAAATTGTTGACTTGGCAAATCAAGAATAAAGCAGTTGCTTATACTAGGACTGGCAGTGTCAAATATACTGTGAATGGCTGTCGGTTTAGTGGTGATATGAACACCGCTTTAGGCAATTGCCTGATTATGTGTGGATTGATTTATAGTTATTGCAAAGTTAAGTGTATAGACGTTGAACTGGCAAATAATGGGGATGATTGTACTTGCATAATTAATAGGTCTAACCTGGATAAATTTAATGATGGTTTAACCGAGTGGTTTACCGAAATGGGTTTTTCAATGAAAGTTGAAGAACCTGTTTTTGAATTTGAACGTATCGAATTCTGTCAAACTCATCCTGTGTTGGGTCCTAATGGTTATGTCATGGTACGTGATCCTCGCTTGGTTCTTGGGAAAGATAACGTCTTTTTGTATGACCTTGATACTGCAAGTAAGCAATCTACATATTTATCAGTTATAGGCGAGGGTGGCCTCTCTTTATCTTCTGGAATTCCCATTATGCAAGACTTTTATAATATGTATTCCAAATTTAAAACCGTGGAGCGTATTAAGCGACACTATTTTGAGTTGCATAAAAATTCCGGATTCCACATGTTATCCATAGGTATGGACCACAAGTATGTTGCTCCATCAGATGCTAGTCGTTTTTCGTTTTGGCTAGCATTTGGTATTACTCCTGAGGAGCAGATATGTTGTGAAGAGTTCTATTCGACTAAAACCGTAGCCTTAGGTGTGCCTCGGTTAGAACCCTGTTGTCCTACCAACATGTGGATGCCGACCTTTTAAGGTATTGGGTCACACATTAATGCTCCAAAACGTTTATGGCTTATTGGGGTGATTAGTTGTTGACATCATATTGATGATGTAGACTAGTTATCTTGTCTGCTGTTGTAAAGATTTACGTGCTAATAAGAATGCCGAGAGACTGCACGGAGCAATGGTTCAGTTGTGTGATGAACAGTCCAGTTGCCATGCTGTATCCAATATTATGGCTAAGAAAAACTCTTCTTCTACTCCTAATGGTCGTTTGACCAATAAAAATAAAAATAAAAATGTTAAAAACAAAAGTACTTTACGACCGAGTCGTGAATCAAATCGTCCTAAAACGGTTTCCATCCAAAAACCCTTCTCTTTGTCTGATACTGTCGGAGGATTGGTTGGAAATGGTGTATCTGCCCTCGGACATTTTCTTGGATTTGGAGCGTATACCATTGGTAAAAATACGATTATTGGTGCTGGTGGTAGTGTACCATCTATGCATTCCTCTAATGATTCTATTATTATACGTCATCGTGAGTATATTGGTGAGGTATATTCTAATACCTCTTTTATGACTTCCAATATTTCACTTAATCCAGGGATGCCCACCTATCCGTGGTTGTCTGGAATTGCTCGTAATTTTCAGGAATATAGAATACTAGGTATGGTAATAGAGTATGTTCCAGAGGTGAGTGAGGTTTCGGCTAATGAAATTAGTTTGGGATATGTCGCTTTGGCTGCCCAATATCGTACTGATATGCCTCCTTACCCATCTCTTGAATCTGCTTTGGAAAGTGAGTTTGCTGTTCAATGTAAACCAAATACACCTATGATGCTTGCTTTAGAATGTGATCCCAACCAATCACCATTTCGAAACTATTATGTTCGTTCAACTGCTGCTACTAATGCCTTTGACATTCATAGTTTTGATATGGCTATGCTTAATGTTTTGGTTGGTAACCAACAAACATCGGCAATTGATCTAGGTGCTATTTGGATTTCTTATGAAATCGAACTTTTTAGGCCAACTGCTCTTCCAGACACTCAGGGTAGCACATTCTTCCTTAATTGGAGGAATGGTGGACCCACTAGTGCAAATATGTTAGGTATCATTTCTAATGGTACATTTCGTAACTATTGGAATCCTGTGGGTAATAATATTGTTAATTACTCTGCTACCCTTGATAATGCTGCTAGTAATACTACTTCTGCCAATCAGCTTCTTGCTCTTGCCACTGCTGATGGTTTAGTGTTCCAACCTGGAACACCTGGTAATGGAGTAGTTAGCATTATATTGCCTCCTGGTCTTCTTGGGCTTATTGGTATTCGTGTAGCCCAATATGGATCAGCAGTTGCTAATGGCGGTTTTTCAGTTGCCAGTCCTAGTTTTGTAAACTGTTCTTCTATTTCCTTTGAAGTTGCTAATCCATTTGCAACACCCGACACTGGTACCGCTGCTATTAATAGCAACGGTCATATTGCTGTGCAGTGTTGGATTACGATTTCACCTACCCAGGCCGCTTCTGGGCCTGTACATTTTTCTTTTGGTGATTCTACTGCTAATGCGTTGAGTGCGGCAAATGTTGAGGTAACTATATTCCAGTGCACTGTTCCTGTACCGTTGTTATCAGGATGATCGTTTTATTCATTACTCTTTTAATTGCCCATCTTTTTGAGAGGCTGTTGGTGGCCGGGCTCGAAAATTTTAAAAATAAACAAAAACATTTTAAAAATTATAAATTTAAAAATATGAACCCTTTTGTCTTCCCCTTTTTATTATTATTTGGTATTGTAGTGTTTGTCTGGTTGGGCTTTTTGGTTGTTGTTGTATGTATTTTGTTTTTATTTTTCCCTGTTTTTGCAGGGGTGTGAGTGGTGCATGCAGAGTCATGCGTTCAGTAGATGTCTCATCCGCGAGGATGGGGGGCACAGGCTACTTGCCAGACAAGCTGGTTGTATACAACATTTTATGTTAT